ACGTAAGGGCTTGGCGGGTATTAAGCTGATTAAATATGCCATTGACTCACTAGCGGCAGAGGGCATCACAAAGCTACACGTAAACACAAAAGCGCACCAACCTTTCGACGCAATCCTTGAGCGATTGAACTTCGAAGAGATTGAGCGCGTTTACTCTTTAGTATTGAGGTAAGTACATGGCAGTAGCGGCTATTGCGGGCATCGCGGCGGCGATACCAGCGGCAATAACAGCAGGCACATTATTTGCGGCCTCAGTCGCGACTGCTTTTGCAATCGGTGCTGGCCTGTCAATGGTGTCTCGTGCGCTCGCACCAAAGCCGAACATAGGCGCACAGATGCGGGGCATCACGCAGACAACCCGCGAGCCTGCTGGCACCCGCAAAATTATTTACGGAAAAATGCGAGTCGGTGGCAACGTCGTTTTTATTGCTCACTCTGGTAGTGATAACAAGTATCTGCACTTGGCTGTCGTATTTGCTACGCACCACATCAACAGTTACGAAGAGGTTTGGTTTAACGACAACAAGATTTGGACTGCGGCAGGTGGTTTCCAAGATGACTGGGGTACATACGTCACAATGGACACTACCAAGCTCGGTACATCAGGGCAGTCGGCCTCTAGCGTATTGACACCTATTACCGAGTGGACAGCAGACCATAAGCTGAGTGGCATTGCCTATATAGCGTTTAGGCTAGAGTGGAATCAGGACAAGTTTCCGCAGGGCGTCCCTAACATCACAGCAGTAATCAAGGGCAAGCGCGTATTTGACCCGCGCACCAGTGTCACTGCCTACAGCACAAACCCTGCGCTTTGCCTGCGCGACTATATGCTCGACCAAAGCTACGGGCTAGGCGAAAGCAACGTAAACATCGACTCGACTGCGTTAGAGGCGGCGGCTGACCTTTGCGACGAGCAGGTATCGCTAGACGCTGGCGGCACCCAAGACCGCTACCAGTGCAACGGCGTCATCGACACGGCAAATCAAATCAAAGCCAACATCGAGCAATTGCTGGCGTCTATGGGCGGCAAGCTGACCTACTCGGGCGGCAAATATTTTGTAGACGGCGCAGAGTACAAAACGCCGACGCACACGTTCATAGAAGCAGACGTCATTAGCGAGATACAGACGCAGACTAAGCAGTCGCGTAGAGGCATCTACAATGGCGTCAAGGGCATCTTTGTATCGGAAGAGAAAAACTACAAGGTACTAGACTACCCTGCGCAGATTAGCTCTAGCTACGCCACAGAGGACGGCGACCCACTTTTCCTAGATATGCCTCTGCCTTTTGTGACCAATAACCTACAGGCACAACGGCTGGCAAAAATTGCACTGCTAAAGTCACGTCAGCAAGTCGTCATAACAATGACGGTAAACCTAAAGGGCTTGCAGGTTAAGGTCGGCGACACAATACAGGTCACTAATGACCGTCTTGGCTATAGCTCTAAAGTATTCGAGGTTATCGACTACTCATTAGCAATTGGCGATGGACAGGCATTGGCGGTCAATCTTGTTTGTATCGAGACGGCCTCTGCTATTTACGACTGGACGACCTCAGACGAAGCGGACTTTTTGTCGGGCGGTGAACTGGACTTATACGATGGTAGAACGGTCGATAACGTCACTAGCCTCACACTTACTGAGATTGGTTTGCGCGGTCCAGACGGTGGCGTTAGCTCGTCTGTGCAGTTGGCATGGACAGCGCCTGATGACGCCTTTATTGAGTTCTACAAAATACGCTACAACAAAAACGGCACCACCGATTACTTTGAGGTACAGAGCCGCGAGACTAACGTTCTTATCTCTGGACTCGACATTACATCTAACTACGATTTCCGTGTGCAGGCAGAAAACCTGCTTGGCGTAACTAGCACAGGCACAACATTAAGCAATCAAGCACTAAATGGGGACACGACTGCACCAAGCGCACCAACAGGGGGCGCGGCTACAGGCGGCATACAGACAATCACTGCAGAGTGGACCAATCCTAGTGACATTGACTTCAAACACGTCGAGGTTTTCGTAAATACAAGCGACTCGATACCTGCGTCACCGACTGCTGTAGTTGATGGCGAGGAGTACGTAGTTACTGGCTTGTCGGGTGCTGTGACGCGTTACTTCTGGCTAAAGGCCGTTGACTTCTCTGGCAACAAGTCAGCGGCGACTGCCAGCTTCAACGCTACGTCAGTAGTAGCAACAACGACCGATATTGGTGCAGGCGCTGTCACGACGACAGAGATTGGCGATGACGCTGTCACTGTTACGAAGCTGGCTAACGTTCTGCAAAGCACTAATTACGTCTCGGGTACTACTGGCTGGGAAATTACCACAGCAGGCAACGTCGAATTTAGCGACGGTACGTTTAGAGGCACACTAGTAGTCGGTGGCACGACTTTAAGCAGTAGCAATACGCTTAACAGCAATCAAAGCGCATCGGACATTACGACAGGTACGCTAGACGCCTCGACAATTACAGTCACTAACTTGTCTGCCGACAGCATTACGGCAGGCACACTAAACGCCAACCGTATCAACATTGACGGTGTCACGCTTGATGTAGACGGGTCAGGTCAGTTAATCATTGCAAACGACGGCGTAGGCTCTGCACAGATTGCCAGTGGCGCTATTGGCTTAACAGAGTTTGCGTCAGGCTTACAGCCAGTGCAGGTGGTCAGCACATTGCCTGCGTCTGCCTCTGAAGGCGACATGGCTTACCTGACGACAGATAACAAGCTGTATCGTTACGATGGTAGTGCATGGATAAAAGCAGTTGATGGTGCTGACGTGTCAACTGGCACGTTGCCAGCCGCGTCTATAGTCGCGAATTCAATAACGGCAGGGCAGATAGCCGCAGGCGCAATAAACACTGATGAGCTTGCCGCTAACGCCGTGACTGCCGCAAAAATTAGTGCGGGTACGATTACATTTGATAAGTTGCTTGGCGGTGTTATCGAAAACACTACGGATACCCTCGCCTCGGCAGTTAGCATTTCACCTAGTGATGGCGTGGTAACAATCGACAGCGTTACCCTCGGCGCGCCCGATGATACGACACTCGGTCACAAGCCTTTGGTTATCGTTAAGATGGAGTGGAATATTATCGGCTCTAGCAACTGGGACGATGACGGCGGCGATTTGCCTGAGGTAAGGTTTATTGTCAACGACCAGTCAGGCTCTAGTGAGCTCGGGCAGATAGCGAGTTTTTATTACACGCACCATTCGCTTAATGACACCTCAGTCAGCTACGCTAAACATACCGCTGAGATGATTGGCTTTTTTAATACGGCAATTACAGCGGCCAAAACATTCTATATCAAAGGTGCGGTTACTAATTTTGATGGGCAATTCTCACAAGACAGAATTACGGTGACTGCGTGTGAAGTTATTGTTGCGGGGATACGATGATAGATTGGGACAACATAAGGCGTAAGCGCGATGACCTGTTAGCGCGTAGTGATTGGACGCAACTAAGTGACAATGGCTTAACAGACGCAAAGCGTACAGAGTGGACGGCTTATCGGACAGCATTGCGTGACCTGCCTACAAACTACGCGTTTGCAACAGATAAGTCAGATATCGTATGGCCGACAAAGCCGTCGTGATAAAATGCGCCTTTAGGAGGAATCATGGCTATCAACTTAGTTCAGGGTGACACTGGCCCGCAGATTAAAGTCACCCTTACGCGCAGTGAGACAGGCGCTGTCGAAGACTTAACAGGCGCAACAGTCGTTATGCGCTTTAGAAAAAAGCGTTCGACCACAGTGCTGTTTACCCTATCTAATCAAAGCGGTGACGACGACAAAACTAATGGCATCGCACTGTTCGCATTCTCAGCAGGTCAGCTAGATTTAGATGAGGGCTACTACGAGGGCGAGGTCGAGGTCGTCGCTAGTGGCGGGACGCGTGAGACAGTTTACGAAATCGTAGACTTTTACTTGAGAGAAGACTTTGGGTGAGTGTAAGGCGCTTTTTATCAGGGTCGTTTAGCGCCGCCCGTCTACTAGCTAACACAGTAGGCAAGTCGCTTAGCGCGTCTGTGTCTGCCTCGAGCCTTAAGGCCGCAGAGTCGGTTAGCTACCTACAAGCCACAGCATCGGCGATTGCGCTACGAGCAAAGATAGAGGCGGCATTCTTCGTCCGCTTCTTTTTGTTGTCCGATAGCGGTAGCGTCAACGATGACCCGACGCTCGACATCACTAAGCCGCAGAGTGACGCGGCAGGCGCAACCGATAGCCACGTATTTACCTACACTAAGGTGGCAGGCGCTACAGAAGGCCAAACCTATTGTGACATTACCTACTTTAAAGAGGACTACATCCAAGGGCCACAGGTAGACCACATCGAGATAACCGATGTATTTAGCCTGCTAATTACCTATGGCCGCAACCTTACTGAAGACCCTGCACTATCTGACGCTTACGCTTACACCATAACCAAGCCGTTTAGTGAGGCGCTTGGCGGTACTGACCTTAGCACCTTGCTACTGACTAAGCCGTTTAGCAATTCGTTTAGCGTCACTGATACGGATACCCTAGCGATTACTAAGGCATTCTCTGAGTCACCCGCACTGACTGACAGTCAGACGTTTGATATCAGCATGAGCTTCAGCGACCAAGCCTTTGTGACTGATGACCTTGATGGCGAGGCTACGGCAGAGGACGACCAAGAGATACAGTTTGTTAAGACGCGTTCTGATGGCGGTCAATTAACAGATAGCTTTGCAAAGACAGTTACGTTTGTCCGCTCGTTCACAGAGACGCCTGCGGCCAACGATGACCCATCATTCGACGTCACTAAACCACTGACCGAGGGGCCAAGTGCGAGTGACTCATTCAGTAAGGTCGTAGCATTTAGCCGTTCGTTTACAGAGAGTCCGTCAGTAGCAGATAGCGACACTCTGAACACGGGCAAGAACTTGAGCGATAATGGCGGTATAATTGACTCTCAAGTTGTACAGTTTACTAAAGCCAGCAGTGACTCAGGGGTTGCGGCTGACTCTGGTAGTTTACGCAGTCAAGGTTACTGCGATTTCACTTACTTTGCCGAGGACTACGTCGGCGCATCGAGGACATTCACATGATGAACGATGGATTAAAACTAAGAGGCGACGTGGCTCTGGTTCTTCGGGACAAAGATGGCAACGTTAAAGATGAGCGCAACATTAAGAACCTTATCGTTGATTCGGGTCTTAACTTTATTTGCGACCGCATGAAGAACGACGAGACAGCAATGACGCACATGGCGCTGGGTTCTGGCTCTACAGCGGCGGCGGCTGGTGATACCTCTCTTGGCTCACAGCTTGGCTCACGCGAAGCACTAGACTCTGACACGGTATCGAGCAATACGATTACCTACACGGCTAGCTTTGAAGCTGGTGATGCAACTGGTGCGGTTACAGAGGCAGGTATTTTTAACGCGGCATCTGGCGGCACTATGCTTTGCAGAACTGTATTTGCAGTCGTGAATAAAGGCGCTGACGATAGCCTTTCTGTGACTTGGACTATCACTTTAACTGCATCCTAATTTAGTAAGAGGTAAACCATGACTACGATTACAACACGCTCTGGGAAGGGTTCGCCTCTCACTAATAACGAGGTGGATGCTAACTTCACCAACCTAAACGATGACAAGGTAGAAACGTCTGGCGACAGCATGACGGGCAACCTGTCATTCGGGGATAACAACAAGGCTATCTTCGGTGCTGGTTCTGACCTAGAGATTTATCATGACGCTAGTCACTCTTACATTGTAGACGCTGGGACTGGAAATATGTATCTCAGCACAAACGGCAATGGCATTGTTATGCAGGCGTCCCTCAGCGAAACAATGTTTGCTGCACTACCTAATGGTTCTGTGCGTCTTTATCACGACAACAGTCAAAAGCTAGAAACAACCTCCACAGGCATAGATGTTACAGGTGTTATTACCACAGACGGTATGACTACCTCTGCTGACATTAACTTTGGTGACAATGATAAGGCTGTATTTGGCGCTAGTAGTGATTTACAAATATATCACACAAGCACAGAAAGCTTTATACAAGACTCTGGCACCGGCAGTTTATTTATTGATACTGACGGCACTGCTATTCAGTTGACTTCAGCAAATTCAGCTAAAAATATGATAACCGCCGTGAAAGATGGCGCTGTCACTCTTTTTCACA